GGCCTATGCCGTTGCAGATAGTTCTCGAAACGCGTATGTATACGCAAGATCGGAATCTATCGGCGGTGTTGACGTCTTTCTGTCGTCAGCCATTGCCCGCACCCACATGACTGAGGGTCGGCTTACCTTCTCACGAAGACTAGTCGGTAAATCTTTAGTCATAAGAGTCACACAACTAATGAGTGTTGATAGAGGTGTTTCCCCATCCATCGCCCATTCTAGGAATCCCTTCCTAGTGGAAACGACATGAGGTATACCAATCTCTGCATTCCGATCACGTAGTAACTTCAAGAAAGGCTCAAGAGCTATTCTGAGAAGTCTACGGTCAACAATGTTGTTTGTCGCCTGGGATACGTCGTCATCAGAAATGTTAACGACCACCCTATAGGCTTCAAATGCTCGATACGCTAAGTATCTACGGAAAGTATTGGAACTTCCCCGTAATACTCCAGCTAGAGCTGTGTGACCCGGTTTCCCGAAGCCACCCAGATAAACTGGAACTTCTAGAAGCTGTTCAAGAATATTGGCCTCCTTCGGCCAGTAGTCACTGAAAATCTTTTTCAGTGTCTTAGCAGAAAGGACTCTTCCGAACCTATTTCTAATCTCGTTATAGAGTAAAGGGACTTGTGTCCAATTACCTAATGCGGATTTGTAGATTCGTAGAGAAGAGGGAGTAATGTCCTTACCATTAATAAAGTATGCCTTGGCAAACTCTGCAATGATAAGGTCCCTAGATTGGGAGATTCTTGACTTAGTCAAGTTGATCTTCCCGCCAATACTACCCATGATAATTTTGTACTTATCACCGGCAGCCTTGTCAAAAATAACCATGTCATCTCCAATGATGGCATAGAAGTTTCGACCTGGTCTTCCATGAGCTAACTCGTAGGCGTGATTCACCACACAATGGTGAAGTAGAGCAAACGAGACAAAAGATGAGTAGAAACCCATCGGTTGTCCGACAGAATACTTGACTACACCTTCTTTTCCAGAAGGGAGTACATAGTGAAACTGTCTGTCACTGAGTAACCTGAGCCACGAGGCTCCAAGGTTACCTGGTAGAACTCGATCAATGATCATTGCCTGTAAATCAATAGGCAACCGATCGGTAGCATTAGAAAGGTCAAAAGAAGCAGACCACTTCGCAGTGGCGGTCTTCTGTCTGACCCACTCTTTTCCACCCTCCTGATCAAAAGTCCAGTCACCTGGGATTGATCGGAGAATCTCCGCAATGGAGTCGTGGATTGGCTTTAGAGTCGACTGGGAGATATAATCTCCCTGTGCGATTACTCGTATCTTACCTGATTT